AAAAAATATATTTTAAATAGTTCAATATTATATAATATTATCAAAAAAATATATTTTAAATAGTTCAATATTATATAATATTATCAAAAAAATATATTTTAAATAGTTCAATATTATATAATAATTTTTAAAATAATACTTTATTAAAAAATAAATTAATATTATCAAAAAAATATATTTTAAATAGTTCAATATTAAAATATATTTTTTAAATAGTTCAATATTATATAATAATTTTTAAAATAATACTTTATTAAAAAATAAATTAATATTATCAAAAAATATATTTTTTAAATAGTTCAATATTATATAATATTATCAAAAATATATATTTTAAATAGTTCAATATTAAAATATATTTTAAATAGTTCAATATTATATAATATTATCAAAAAAATATATTTTAAATAGTTCAATATTATATAATATTATCAAAAAAGTATATTTTAAATAGTTCAATATTAAAATATATTTTAAATAGTTCAATATTATATAATATTATCAAAAAAATATATTTTAAATAGTTCAATATTATATAATATTATCAAAAAAATATATTTTAAATAGTTCAATATTATATTACAATTTAAAACAAAAATAAAAAAATTGATTTATTTAATTTTAAAATACATAAAATATTATATATACTTATATAACTACTAAATAAATGAACTTTACTAATATGAATATTAAAGAATTTATTAACTATATTATAACTTTTGATAATATTGATAGTATTTTAGATAAATGTAAAACACAATCTGAAAAAGGTTTCATTTTTGAAAGATTGTTTGATATTGTTATTAAATTTGGATTTTGTAATATTTTTAATAATTCTTATTTTTATCATTTAATTGGTAATTCCAATAATGCTAAACTCAAAATTTTAAAAAATTTTAGTCAATATCTTGATGAAAAAGTTTTAAGTGGTAATTCTAGTGGATGTTCTGATATTACATTGCAAAATAAAAATGATAATACATATATATTTATTACTTCTAAATATCCTAAATCAAATGAAGATATTAAAAAACAAAAATCAGTAGATTATTATAATATTCAAAATATTATAGCAATCGCAACAAAAAATAAACATATTTATAAAAATTATAAAATTTATCTTGTTGTTCCTAATAAAAAAACAGTTTTAAATAAAGTAAAATATGCATATGAATCTAGTGAATATATTACTGAACATATGACTGAAGATAATATATTAGATAAAGATGACTTGAATAAATATTTTTTATTATTTAAACACAATATTATTAAAAATAAAAATTGGAATGAAATATATTTGTCATTAAAAGAAAAGTTATTTTTAAGATTTCATCAAGAATTAATTACACAGAAAACAAGTAATTTAATTGAAGAAGGAAATAAATCTTTTTTATGGGGTTGTAAATGTAGAAGTGGTAAAACTTTTATGATTGGAGGTATTATTATTAAACAATTTGAAATAATTAAAAAATTAAATGTTTTAATTATTACTCCTGCACCAACTGAAACATTACCACAATTTACTGAAGATCTATTTAACAAATTTAAAGATTTTGATAAATTTAAAATTCACCATATTGAAGGATCTAAAAAACTTAATTCATTTGAAATAAGCGATAATAATATATTTATAATGTCCAAACAACTATTACAAAAATATATTAATGATAATACTATAATGAAAATTAAAAATTTAAAATTAGATATTATTGCTTTTGATGAAAACCATTTTACTGGTACAACAAACTTGTCTAAAAATATTTTAGATTCATATTCATCTAAAAATACTATTAAAATATATTTAACTGCAACTTACTATAAACCATTACAAGAATGGAATATTTTATCTGAATGTCAAATGTTTTGGGATATTGAAGATGAACAAATTTGTAAATCTATATTAATTGATAATACTAATTTAGATAAATTAAAAGAAAAACATGGTGATGAATTTATAGATAAAACTATTAAATATTATAACAATTTAGGATTATCAATTAATGATATATTTAATTGTTATACAAAAATGCCTGATTTACATTTAATTACTAATTTATTTGACTCTCAAAGATATAATATAATTAAAGAAAATATTATGGGTAGTCATTATGGTTTTAGTTTTGATGTTCTTTTTAGTTTGAATAAAGATAAAAAATTTAATTATAAAAATGAAATTAAAACAATTTTAAGATATATTTCTGGCTCAGAAAAAGAACAAGATTATAAAACAGGTGATAAATCTATTTTTACACGAATAAATAATATATGTTCTAGAAAACCGTTTACACAAATTTGGTTTTTACCATCTGATAATATTAATTTTATTTCTAATAATTTAAAATCATTAATGTTTGAAGATAAAATATTTAAAAATTATAATATAATGTGTATTAATCGTCAAAATGATGATCTAGCAAAAAATATTAAAGATGAAATATTAAAACAAGAAATTATAACAAAATCTGAAGGAAAATATGGTTTAATTCTTCTTACCGGTAATATGTTAAATTTAGGTATTACTATTAATAGTTGTGATATTGTTATATTAATAAATAATACATTATCTTCTGATAAAGTTATGCAACAAATGTACAGATGTATGACAGAAGGTGAAAATAAAAAAATGGGTTTTGTTGTAGATTTAAATATTAGTAGAGTATTAAATACTTGTATAAATTATACTATTTATAAAAATAATATCAGTGTTGAAAATAAAATTAAATATCTTATTGAAAATCATTTAATTAATATTGATTGTGATATGATGCAATCTAAACAATTAAATTGTGATGGAATTATAAAGAAATTAATGAATATTTGGAAAGAAGACCCAATAAATAGTTTTAAAACTTTATTAAAAAATTTAGATAATGATTATATTATATTTGATAATCCTACACAAAAATTATTAAATGCATTTTTTACTAGTTCATTAAAAGATAATAAAGTTAATTCAATTATAGAATTAAAAGATGAAAATGATGAATTACAAAAATTACCATCCGGAAAAGAAAAAATAATTGATAGTATTTATAATAGTAATGAAGATTCTTCACAAGAAAAAGAAGAGGATAATGATAATGAAAAAATAAAAATATCATTTACAAAAGATGTATTACCTTATGTTATACCATTAACATGTATATTAACTATTGAAAATAAAAATAAAGATTTTATATACATGTTAAATGATATTAAAGAAAATAATGAATTATTAGAAATATTTGATGATCAATGTTTAATATGGTGGAATAAAAAAGGCTTATTAAATATTATTCATGATATAATAAATAAATATTTTGATAAATCTTCAAATACTTATAATATTTCTATTCAATTTAAAATGTCAATTCAGAGTTTATTAGATAAACCTAAAGAATTATTAGAATTAATATCTGATTGTTTAAAACCTAAAACAATAGAGAAAAAAATATTTGGTGAAGTATTCACACCTATGGATTTTATAAATAATAATATGTTAAAAGATATTGAAGAATATTGGTTAAAAAATAAAAATGAAAATATATGGACTAATGAAAAATTAACTTGGTATGATCCTGCTTCTGGAATGGGTAATTATCCTATAGCAATTTATTATAAGTTAATAGATGGATTAAAAACTAAAATTCCAAATGAACATGAAAGAAAAAAACATATAATTGAAAAACAATTATACATGGGCGAATTAAATAAAAAAAATTGTTTTGTTATTAAACAAATATTTAATATTAATAATAAATATAAATTAAATTTATATGAAGGTAATACATTAGATATTAAATTAAATGAAGGTTTTAATAAAACTAAATTTGATATTATTATTGGTAATCCACCATATAATGAAGAACTAACAAGTGTAGGTGCTAAACCATTATATAATAAATTTATTGAATATTATATTAATAAGTGTAATTTATTATCATTTATTGTGCCTTCTAGATGGTTCTCCGGTGGTAAAGGATTAGATAAATTTAGAGAAATGATGATTAATAGAACAGATATATTATATATAAAACATTATGATAATGCATGTCAAATTTTCGGTAATAAAGTAGAAATAAAAGGTGGTGTAAATTATTTTTTAATTGATAAAGATTATAATGGATTATGTGATTATAATGGAACTAAAGTTAAATTTAATTCTTTTGATGTTATATTAGATAATAAATATTATGGTTTAGTAAATAAATTTATTAATAATGATAAAATAACTAAATATTATATAAGTCAAGATTATTATAAAATTCAAACAAATGATATTAGATTAATAGATAATAATATAAAAAATTATTTAAAATGTTATGTATCTCAACAAAAAGGATTTATTAAATATATTGATAAAAATGAAATTAAAAAAGAAATAAAAAGTTATAAAGTAATAACTGCACGCGCTGCATTTGGTGCAAATAGTAGTTTCGGAAATACATTTATTGGATATCCTAATGAAGTTCATTCAAAAAGTTATATATCATTTAATCTAAATTCAAAAAAAGAAGCTATATCATTATTAAGTTTTATGAAATGTAAATTACCAAATTTATTATTAAGTTTAAGAAAATCATCACAAGATATAAGTGAATCAACATGTAAATGGATACCATTACCACCATTAAATAAAGAATGGAATGATGATGAAATTTATAAATATTTTAAATTATCAAAAAATGAAATTAAATTAATAAAAGAAACTAAAATTAATGGTTATAACAGAAATTAATAAAAACATTATATAAAAAAAATTGAAATAATTAAAACTATTTAAAATGCGTTCTTTTACAAAAAAAAACCACTGCAAAAAATTGGTAAAAAAGCTAATTCAAGCATACGTTGATGTGAACGTAAACAAGATGGATGCATTGAAGCCTCTGTTTATTACAGCTATGGAAAACTGGTTAAATCCAACCCACTATGAAGGATAGTATACTAACAAAAAACTCCTCATAGCATCAATTAAGATTACAGCGGACCTTTGTACCGGAATTTTAATAATTTTAATAATTTTAATAATTTTAATAATTTTAATAATTTTAATAATTTTAATAATTTTAATAATTTTAATAATTTTAATAATTTTAATAATTTTAATAATTTTAATAATTTT